GGCGAGACGGCGCTGCTGCTGAAGCAGAAGCCGACGCTGGTGAACGGCGAGATGATCTACCACGGCGATGGGGTGCCGAAGGCCACCTTCCCGTCGTTCCTGCCGGCCAAGGCCAACATCAAGCCGGGCGACGCATGGTACGTCAACACAGGGGCGTTCATCGTTGACCGCTTCGTGGACGGCAAGCCATCGGCCAAGTCCGAAAACGTCGAATATGTTCTGTTCATGATGCTGGACGACATCGGCACCAAGTCCAAGACGCCGCCGCTGGCCCCGACGTGGATCATGGAAACGTCTGAAGGATCGTTCCAGTGGGGCTACGCCTTCAACGAGCAGCCGTCCAAGGCAGACTTCACAGCGGCCATCACCGCCATCGCCGACGCGGGCTACACTGACCCAGGCGCAACCAACGCCGTCCGCAACTGCCGCATCCCCGGCAGCGTCAACCTGAAGCGGGGGCGGAACAACTTCGAGGCGCGGCTGGTCGAGTTCCACCCTGACCGCGAATACACGCTGGACGACGTGTGTCAGGCGCTGGGCGTCGCGCCGCCCGAATCGGACACCGCCGAGATCCGAAGCATCAAGATACGCGACACCGGCCAAGACAACGTGCTGGCGTGGCTGTCCGACAACAGCATGGTGCTGTCGCGGGTCAACAACGAGGGCTGGTGCGGCGTCGTCTGCCCGAACCATGCCGAACATACAGATGGCAGCATCGAGGGCCGCTACAAGCCGCTGGATCGCTCCTACTGCTGCTATCACGGCCACTGCCAGCACCTGACCAGCACGACGTTCTTGCAGTGGGTGTCGGAGAACGGCGGCCCGACCGTGACGCCCGGGTTGCGGGACGAACTGATCGCCGAACGGATGCGGCTGATGGCCGAGAAAATCTCGCCGACCGAAGCGTTCCCGGATCAGGCCGCCATCACCGTCAGGGAAGTCGAGCGCAAGGAAGCCGGGCGGCTGACCAAGACCGAGTGGTTTGACCGCTTCGCCTACGTGCAGTCCGACGACAGCTACTTTGACATGGTGACGCGCCAGGAAGTGCCGCGCCACGTCTTCAACGCGCTGTTCCGCCACGTCGATTGCCGGTCGATCCACAACAGCAAGCGGCAAGTGGCTGCGTCGGTCTACTACGACGAACGCCGGCAGGAGTTTGGCGCCAAGGCGCTGACCGGCATCACCTACGCCGCCGGCGAGGACGTGCTGGTGGCGCGTGACGGGATGGTCTATGGCAACCGCTGGGTCAACGCCCGCCCCGACATGAGCGCCACGCTGTCAGTCAGTGACGCACAGATCACGCCGTGGCTGGACCACTGCCGCAGTCTGATCGAGGAGCCGTCCGAACTTGATCATATTCTGAACGTAATGGCCTATAAAGTTCAGAATCCGAACATCAAGATCAACCACGCGGTGCTGCATGGCGGTGACGAAGGCAGCGGCAAGGACACCATGTGGGCGCCGTTCCTGTGGGCCATCGGCGGCAAGCACCAGCACAACCGGTCGATCATCGAGACGGGCGAGATCAACAGCCAGTGGGGTTACAACCTGGAGGCTGAAGTCCTGATCCTGAACGAACTGCGCGAACCGGAGGCGAAGGAGCGCCGGGCGTTGGCCAACAAGCTCAAGCCGATCATTGCCGCGCCACCGGAAACGCTGTCGATTAACCGTAAGGGTCTGCACCCCTACGAGATGCTGAACCGGGTTCAGGTGGTGGCATTCACGAACGACCCGCTGCCGATTACGCTGCCAACGCAAGATCGCCGCTGGTTCTGCGTGTGGTCACGCGCACCGCGGATGACCAAGCCAGAGGCAGACGCGCTGTGGGATTGGTACAAGGCCGGCGGCTACCAGAAGATCGCGGCCTGGCTGCATTTGCGCGATGTGTCAGCGTTCGGCGCTGCTGCTGCGCCACCGGTGACCGAGTGGAAGCTGAACATGGTCGAGCAGGGCATGAGTGTAGCCGAGAGCTACCTTGTGGACATGATGCGCCTGCGCGTCGGGCCGTTCTCGCTGGGCGTCATCGGCGGGCCGTTCCACAAGTTGTGCGACTTCTTGGTCGCCGACAGCAAGGTTCCGGCGGGCGTGAAGGTGCCGCAGGCGGCGCTGCTGCACGCGCTGAAGGAAGCCGGCTGGCTGGACTGCGGGCGGCTGGCGTCGTCTGACTTCACCACCAAGCGACATATCTTCGCAGCACCGGAGATTGCGCGGGCTTATTCGAAATCCGACCTTCGCCGGATGGTGGAAAACATTGATACTCCCCCCGGTAAGGTGATAGACATCGGTCAACGGCGCACCCCAAACCAGCGCAGTTGATTGTGAAACCCCCGGCGTGCCTCACTGCGCCGGGGGTTTCTTTTTGTTTGGCCCTTGCAACAGAATGTTTGCACCCATAGGATGACGCCATGACCGAGAAAGAAATCGAAGCGCACTTCGTGAAGCGCGTAAAGGCGCTGGGCGGGTATAGCTACAAGTTCCGCAGCGTGACGCAGCGGGGCGTGGCTGACCGCATTGCCTGTCTGCCAAACGGCCAGACGTGGTTTGTGGAACTGAAGAAGCCCGGCGGGCGGCTGTCGCCGCTGCAAGAGATATTCGCCGAAAACATGGCCGAGATGAACCAGAACTACGCATTGCTGTGGTCGAAAGAGGACGTGAACGCATGGCCTTGAGACTGCGCCCCTACCAGGACGACGCCGCCGACTTTCTGTACGAGCGCGACCGGGCGATGATCTTGGCGCCGGTGGGCGCTGGCAAGACCGCGATCACGCTCACAGCCATGCAGGCGATGCTGAACGACGGTCTGGTCAAGCGGTGGCTGGTGGTCGCGCCCAAGCGTGTCTGTACGGACGTGTGGCCGGTCGAAGCCCCGAAGTGGTCTAACATCACGCCGGCGCTGGCGGTTGGCACCCCGGCGCAGCGTAAAGCGGCGCTTGACAGTGGCGCGGCTGTGGTCGTGATCAATTACGACAACCTTGATAAGCTCAAAGATTTGTCAGGATTTGACGGCGTCGTGTTTGACGAATTGACGCGGCTGAAGAACCCCAGCGGCAAGCGGTTCAAAGCACTGGAGAAACTTATGTCTACGATGGCAATACGGTGGGGTCTGACCGGGTCGTTCACGTCGAACGGCCTTGAGGATGTGTTCGGTCAGTGCAAGATCATCGACCAAGGCTTGCTGGGCCGCGCCAAGGGTGCGTTCCTCCAGCAGTACTTCATCTGCACCAACCGCGAGTTCGGCCAGTGGACGCCGGCACCCGGCGCGTTGGAACAGGTGATGGAGCGGATCAAGCCAGCAACGTTCGTGCTTGACCCAGGCGACTACAAGGACAAGCTGCCGCCGTGCCATGTCGTTGAGACGCGGGTCAACCTCACGGATCGCGGGCCATACGAGAAGATGAAGCGCGACTACGTGGTCAAGTTCGGCGACGACCGCGTCATCGCCCAGAACGCCGCGTCGGTGACGACCAAGTTGCAACAGATGGCGTCGGGGTTCGTCTACAACCGCGAGGGGCCGCTGCCGGTGCATTGGTTCAGCAGCCACAAGTTCGACCGGCTGGAAGAACTGCTGGCGGAGAACCAGCGGGCTAACACGCTCGTATGGTACAACTACCAGGAGGAATTGGCCGAACTGCGGCGGCGGTATCCTAATTTGCAGACACTAGACGACGAAAACGCCGTGGAGCGGTGGAACCGTGGGGAAATTGAATTGTTGGTCACACACCCTAAAAGCGCATCGCACGGCCTTAACTTACAGGGCCAACAACATATGGTGTTCCTGTCGCTGCCGTGGTCGCTGGAACTGTACGAGCAGGCAATCGGACGGCTGCACCGCGGCGGTCAGCGCCATGCGGTGTGGGTCTACGTGATGCTGACCGAAAAAACGATTGACGAACGCATTTGGGCGGCCCTTCACGAAAAACGCGCCGTGTCAGACATAGCGATGAAGGAGTTGAAGAATGAACAAGGTTGATTGGCGGTCGCTGGCCGCGACGCTCACGTCCATGTCAGAGGACGAGGTCAAGCGTTTGCTGGACGACGAGATGGCAACGCGCCGCCGCATCGGGATCGTGCGCCGCCTGCACCAGCGGTACGCCATGCTGCGTAACGCGCGGGAGCGTGCCGAACTGATGGCGAGGCTGGGCGCATGACGGACGCAGTCAATCCCGACCACTACAAGGTCGGCGGCATTGAGACGATTGACTACCTCCAGGCCAAGCTATCGCCGGAGGAGTTTGCCGGCTATTGCCGCGGCAACGCGCTGAAATACGTCAGCAGATTGGGTCACAAGGACGCCCCGGTGCAGGAGATCAATAAGGCGATTTGGTATTTGCTGCGCTGGCGGGACAGTCTGCTTCGCACACACAAGCCCACGTAGAGTTGTGGGCTTCGATCTCTTTCACCGTCTCGGCGGTGTCGGTCCGGCTATCATAACCAATAGGTTTGGCAATGCGGCAGTAGTCACCGACGAGCGCGGTCGAACCTGTCACGCAGCCGGTCAAGACGAGCGGGATCGTCAGCGTCCATAGCGGCTTCAGCCTTGGCAACATTTGCATCAAGTTGCTCCTGCGCGTCCTGACGCCCTTGCGCCTGCTGCTTGGCGTTTCCCCATTCGGTGAACACCCGGTCGAGCAGCGACAGCAAGAGCGTCAGAAGTTTGATCACGCCTCCGGCTTTTCCATCAGGAACACGGCGGCAAGCCCAGCCAGACCGGCAACCGCAGCCGAAATCGCTTCCCACTGCACGTCCGTCAGGCCCAGCGCCAGCGCGAGGCTGGCGACGCCGGCGTAGGTGCTTGGCTCTTTCAAGCGTTTCAGGATAAAATGCACGATAGACATATGAGCCTCCTATTGCTCGTTAGTGGAAAGGTTTCCAATCTTCATTTGCACAGGCTTACCTAGCACAGGCTCGCCCTTTGGCCAACGTGACGCAACTAACCGCGACTTGCCCAGCTTCATCACGCTGACCTCGTTGTTCTGGTTACCACCAAGCACAAAGTAGTGCCCAGCATCCTCGCCAGCGTAGAACCCAACGTGGCCACCGCCCGCCCGATCAAAGACAAGGATCGCGCCCGGCGCGAGCAAGTCGGGCCGCAGCAGCGCACCGTAGTCCGACCATGCTTTCGCCCGCATATACAGCTTGGGATAGGGCAGGCCCGACTCTTTCATGCAATATGCGACGAACACACCGCACCACGGCGTCTCATCATCGCGCCACCATGCCCGAAGTGATCCCAGCCAGCCCAAGATCGTAGGGTTATGGCGCGGGCCGGGGACTTCCCTTAACCCGCGAAACAGCATAGCGGTTTTCATCCAGCGAGGGAGAGGTGCCGTCACAACCCAGCCTTTCTGCGCTTGTACGTCAGGAAGTCCGCGCCTTCCTGAACATTCTCAAACACGCTGATCTCCGGCGCATACAGGTTGTGCGGCGTGATGACCGTGACCACTGACTGCCCGCTGCGTTGTTCCGCAAACTGACCCTTCAGCGCGTAGTCGTCGCTCTCCTTGTAGCCCTTGGCGCGCACCAGCGTGTAGCGCCGCCCGCCGGCAAACTCGCCTTGGCCGGTGCCGAACGTGTGCCGGTGGAACGCAGCGTAGATGTCGGCGTGTTCGTCGATCATCGCCGCCCGCTTCAGGCCGTGCAACTCGTTGTACATCGAGTGGCCTTTGAAGTCGTGCCGCGCCCAGACCCGGGTGATACCGCCGCACGGCGAGACGAGTTGCAGCTTGGCGTCCCAATCGCGCATCAGGATGCGTTCGGTGTTCATGCCGTCGAAGATTCTTTTGCCGTAGTTCCACGTATCATGGTTGCCCAGAATCCACACCAGCCAGTTGACGCCCAGATGCTTCAGCGCCCACTCGACCAGTTCCCAGCCCTCTGACACCGTGGC